AGATGCATTTCCTACTCTTGTAAATGCAATAGAGTTTACAAACGAACAAGGTGGTTTAACAGAATTAACCATACAACTATCATATAATAATTGGGAAGGGACTGTCCATAATAGACAAGAAGCGCCTGTATAATAAAATGAAATGAGGATGAAAATATGGCACTGCCAAAGCTAAATGATAAACCAAAGTATGAATTGACTATACCTTCGGTAGAACAAAAAGTAAGATACAGACCGTATCTTGTAAAAGAAGAAAAAGTGTTGATGATGGCTCTTGAATCTCAAGATAAAACATCGGCATTACATGCAGTAGTTGATACTATTGAATCTTGTATTGATGCGGATATTGATAAAAATAATCTTACATTATTTGATATTGAATATATGTTTATTATGATCAGATCAAAGTCTGTAGGTGAAGTAAGTAAACTAGGAATTAAATGTCAACACTGCGAACAGACTAATGATATTGCAGTAAAATTAGATGAAGTAGAAATTAAACAGGATAAGATAGTAAACAAAGATATAGAACTTGATGAAAATATTTCTTTAACTATGAAATATCCTAACTTTAATGATGTACTAAAACTTGAAGGCGAAGAATTAACTGAAACCGAAAAGACATTTATGCTCATAAGTAAATGTATGGAATCAATTGAAACAGAAGAAGAAAATATTTTATTAAAAGATGTTTCTGATGCAGAAGTAAATGATTTTATTGAATCTTTGAATACACAACAATTCGGTAAAGTAAGAGAATATGTTGAAAATATGCCAAGAGTGGAAAAGCAAATAAAGTTTATTTGTGGTGGATGTGAAAAAGAAAATAATATAACTTTGAGTGGTATAGATGATTTTTTTTAGTGGCTCTTTCTCATGATAACTTAGTAAATTACTATAAAACTAATTTTTTATTAATGCAAGAACATAAATATTCTTTGACTGAAATTGAAAATATGTTACCATGGGAAAGAGAAATTTATATTGCTATGCTTGTTGATTATATTGAAAAAGAAAATGAAAGAATAAAACAACAGAATCAAGGATAAGATCCTATGGCTACATTAACTGAAGTAGTAAGACAATTAGAAGAATCTAATAAGAAGTCTGAAAAAAGACACGACGAAATTAAAGTCGAAATAAAAAAAGGTATTACTGATGTAGCCAAGTCCATAAGTGGAATTAAAAGTGCTGGTCTTAGAGTTCCTGGATTACAGACTCTTACTAAAGCAATTATTGATAACCCTATTACAAGAGCTATTGGTTCTTTTAAAGATGCAGTAATTAATTCAATTTCCGCGCCATTTAGAATGATAGGTAATGCAGTATCAACTATTAAAAATTCAATACTTGGATTAGTCACAGGCGTGAGTAAAGTATTTAAAGATATTATTACTGCGCCGCTATCAGCCGCTTTCGGTTTAATAAAGAGTATATTTTCTACTAACTTTGAAAAAGAAAATAATATACTGCTTGACAAAATTTTAACTCAAATGCTATTCTTAAATAATCAGATGGACTCATATTTTGATTATTTAAAAACTCAGCAGCTTGATAACCTAAAACAAGCATCTGATGATACTTCTATTCCGTCTGGACCAACGGAAACACAATCTCCAGAAGCACCACAGAAAAAACTTAGCATATTTGGTATTGGCGGATTACTTGGCTCCATTCCTAAATTGTTGGGTGGTCTTGCACTAGCAATAACTGCAGAGTTTTTAGGTTTAGATAAATTTATTAAAGCATTATTTGTAGGTGATGGATGGAAATCATTAAAAGCAATACCGACTAGAATAGTTAATACATTTAAAACTGCATTTAAATCAATAGATGCGGCTATAAGTGGAGGATTTACTAAAGCATTTCAAGGTGTACTTAAGACTGTTCGTAATTTAAGTGCCGGATTAATTATGTTTACCAAAACATTAGATTTTACTAGAATTGCTGCTTTCTTTGAACCTGTTACTAATGCAGTAAAAAGAATAGGTAATATGGCATCAAAGCTTCTAACACCTTTTAAATCAATTGGATCTGGAATAGGCAAAGTCGGATCTGTCATAGGCTCTGGTCTATCCGCTATTGGTAAATTTTTTGGTACTATAGGAAAGATACTTGCTCCAATCGGAAATATATTAAAACCAATATTATCTGCTGCCAAATTATTTGCAAGATTTTCTTTTTTACTACCTCTTATAACATTATTTGATTTTGTAAAAGGTGCTTTTAAAGGGTTTAATGAAACATCAGGCGGAATAGTATCAAAACTACTTGGTGCTTTAGAAGGTGGTATTAAAGGAATTATTACTGGGATATTAGAGGGTGTAGATGTATTAATAGATGCTATTACTTTTTTCCCAAGAAAAATTCTTGAATTATTTGGTGCAGATAAATTAGCACAGCAAATAAAAGATTTCTCTTTAGCTGATATGTTTAATAATTTATATGATGGAGTTAAGAATTTCTTTATGAACTTTAGTTCTAATATAGGAATTTTAGCTAGCAGCATTGGCGGTTTTATAAAATTTGGTATATCATCTATCGGCAATAAAATAGCAAATATGTTTGATACTGTAGCTACAACTTTTATGAATTTAAAAGATAAATTTATTATTGCAATTTCTAAAATTGGATTTAGTCTCCCTACCATTTCTGTCCCATTGCCTAAATTATTAGGTGGCGGAGAGTTTACACTACTTAAAGGAACAAGAGTAGGTTTTGGTAGTGCCAGTTCTGCTGAAGCAGCACGAGGTAGAATAGAACAAAGAAATGCTCAGCTTATCGAAAGAAAAGCAGAAAGATCAGCAGAGACCAATGCCATATTAGAAAATGCTCAAAGACAGTTATCTAATACTGTTGATAATAGAAATAATACTTCAGTTCAACAGAATAATGCAGTAGACGCTCGGTCTACACAGAATAATAATACTACTGTGCTTAACCAAGCGCCTGTACCATCAACATATGACGGCTTCGATAAAATGGCTCCTATCTAGTCTTCATTTACAAGATTTGCAAAGTGAGCCATAATGTCATCATCTTCTTCTGAAGGCGATGCTGAAGCCATCTCTGCAGTCTCCATTTGAACAGGTTCTGCTGCTCTCATTGTTGGTGCTGGTTGTGGTTCTCCTAGAGACTCTTCTTGTCTCATAGTTGGAGCACCAACCGAAGCTTGTTCTCCAAGAACAGCCATAAGTTTAGCTTGTAGTTCATCATATGTTTTATAATTCTTCGGATCAGTGTATTCACGCAGATCATGAAGTTGATTATAAATTTCTTCAAGATAAGTATCGTCTGAAGATAGTTCAGATTGAGAAGCAAACTCTGACTTATCATAATTACGATAGCCTTCTACATCACGAATTTTTAATTTAAAGTTAGCACCACTCCAAAAATCAAATGGATTAATAGGATCTTCATCTTGAAATTCTGGTTGCATAGCATCCATCAATTTATCAAAGATTTTCTTTCCATACTGGAATAAGAATACCTTACCTTCATTAGCTGGATTGCCTGGATCTGAAACAACTAGAACATTTGAAACATGATGTAGGCGCCGCTTTTGTTTACGAGCAACTTCTTTATCTGATTCAATACCAGAGTTCCAGAGTTTACTATTTAATTCGCCTACTGGATCATTTTGTCCAATAGAAGTAAGAGAACGCTCGATATACCAACGCCCTGTTGGGCCTTTAAAACCATGATCCCAATAACGGTTCCATGGGAGTTCTGATCCTTCAGATGCTGGGAGAAAGCGGATAACTGCATAACCATTATTAGATTTATCTACAGTTGGTTTCCAGATTCGATCGTCAGTGTACTTATTACCTGATTGATTTGTATTAGTAGCTTCTGCTGCTTTTACAAGTTGATCGATTGCGTTACGATTACGTTTTAGATTTGCGAATGACATATTTTGTTTTCCTTATACTGAAATATATTTTTGTATGTACTGTAATATTATACAACATTTTGACTTTGTTGTACAGAGTATTTATTCAAAAAGAAGCTCATTTTGCCTTGGTAAAAAATTTAATTTCATTGCTTCAGCTTCAATCTTCTCTTTGATTAGTGGTGATATATACTTTTTAACATCCTCTGGATCTATATTAGTAATATCACATGCTTCAACTACGGCATCAATGTACCCTAGTTTTTTTGATAGAACCTGTTCTTCGATAAGTTTTGTAAACTTAGCACGGTTCATAAAATTTGTTTTTTCTTCGGTCATCTATCGAGTGCCCTTAATATGATAGTGTCTTTGTTAATCCTTCCATTTGGTTTTCCGGACTTAGTAGTAAGTTTGCCCCACTCTTTATTAATTTGATTAGGGGTCTTTTTAAGAGCCAGTGGTAAAAACTCCTCTGGCTTTCTTAATCTGATATTACGTGATACATCTTCATCTATTCCTTTAATAGTAGTACCACTCACTTCAAAGCCTTGTGCTAATCTACAAACTAATTCTGTAATTACCCTTGACTTTACATTAAACAAATATATTCTATTAGCACCAACAACATTAGTAGGATTAATAGAAACCAATTTATGTTCTTTTGACTCCTTAAGATAAGTTAATCTTGCAACTTGTTTATCTGCAGTTTTAACTTTAGGTGTTCTTGTTTTTCTCTGTGCTTTCTTAGAAGCCATATAACGTTCTGCATCGGTAACAATATCTTCTAAGAATTTCATATATGCCTTCTTTTCTCTAGCGGTCATATGTCTATATGCTTCTACTAGGTCCTCTGGCTTCTTTGTGATTAATTCTTGCATCTCTTTTAATTGAGGAAGATAATACTCATAAATTCCTCTAGCTGTATTATTAGGAGCATCTATCTTTTTTAATTCGTCATAAACAGATAGTCCAGTTACTTCTGGGAAAGCATCTATCTTTTCTTCTATACCAGCAATAAAATCAGAAGTACGTTCTTTTACAATATCTGCAATAGTACGTTTTGGTGCGGTGTCGACTTCTTCTTCTTCTTTTAATTCTGCTTTCTTTCTACCCTTTTCTAAAATCTCTGCAACTCTTTTTCTAATTACTTCTTCTCCATTCCAATTAGACGGAAAGGGATTACCTAAATTTTTCCAAGCAATGGTTGCAGATAAATATGGTAGAGCAGTAAAAGCCCACTCAGGTGCTTTTAGTGCTATCTGAACGTCTGCTTTCTTTAGATTTTTACGAATATAATCTTTTATAACTTGAGATAATTCTTTCTTGTCTACTTCCAACCGGAGGTAATCATTAAAGTGATTAAAGTTATTAGTAGGAGCAGCAGCAATACCTGTGCGTGCTCTACGAGAATAAACTTTTTTGATCTTTGCTCTTTTAGCCATAACACGATTCTTCCTCTATGATAATATTATTATATCATAGTTAAAAGGTCTTGTAAACCTTTTTTTATTAAAATTCTTCGTTAAGTTTAATTAGTTCTATCTCTCCATCACGATCACGACGATGTTTTACATAGCCTTCATGACACAGATATAACATAGTCTGTTCTATTAATTCATCGTCACGTTCTTTACGATTGTTACGACCGATGGAGTACGAACAGTAAAATACTCCAATAATGCCTATTGCTAAAATGATAAGTGGATCTATACCAAACATATTATTCCTTTACTGCTATTGATAAATCTTCTGTCACATAAACACCATCAGTGAATTTCATAGAAGCAAGTATTTCATTGAACATAAACGGAGATAATGATATAACGTCATATCTACCGCTTTTAGCATTATATTGTCTCACGTATACATACTCATCACTCATAATAACCTGTGCATCTTCTTGACGATTATCGTTATCTACTATGGTTATAATTGTATGATCAAATTCGTTTTCGATACTGAACATTATCGGCGCATACTTGCAGCATCTACCGCAGCCTGTTTATTATCTTTACGGATCGGCATTAGATTAGATTTATGAGTGACTACAATACCAGCAATCTCATCGCCTGTGTATTTTGTACTTTCTTTACGAGTACCGTTACTGCATATAGTATCTGAAGTTGAAATTCTAGGGCTATTTTCACGATAGTTTGGAATCTCTGAACGATATTCAGATTTCTTACCAGTAACACCCATGCGCTTTAGAAACTCATCATGTTCCTGAAGTGTATTTTTCCAGCCAGGTTTCTTTTTCATTTTACGCTTCTTGTTATTCAAAGAAGACATTCCACGTACTAGATGCATAGTCATATGATTAACTCCTTTTATAGTATTTATCTACAAGCGAAGCTAATTACTTTATCTACACGAAAAGAACGCCAACCTTCAGCGTTTATATCCCACACAGGAATAACTTCTTCATTAATAGCCCGAACTTTTTTCTGAGAAAGAGGATCTTCTTTCTTAGCTGCTGGAATAATATTTGGTTGAAGAGTGCATATCATATCACGTTCTTCACCGTTTGTTTTCTTAAAAATTACACGACACTCAGATTGTTGCAATCGAGTCATCATATAATCACGTGTCATTTCTTCAGTCATCTTTTTTCCTTTTTTCTAATTCTTTCATAATATCAGGATTTTCCATTAACAACTTAATAGTAGGTTCCCAATTCTTAATTATTTCTTCAATATACATTAAGCGACGATCAATAAAATTAATCTGATATTCAGCCATCTAACATATCCAAATAGCAGTAACCAAACTTAGCACGAGACTCGTGGGATTCTAAATCGAGTTTACAATTTTCCATTCTCCGAAGAACTGCTTCGGTTGGTCGACCATTACGATCTACTTTAACTGCCCACATTTTACTCTCCTTTATAGTGGCTATCAAAGGTTCCATATAACCTTAGTTTTACATTTTTAATATGATTACAAGGCACTCTAGGTTTCTTTTTACAAGAACAGCTAAAACCATCGGTATGCATTTTTACAGTGCCTTTAGCATATGACCATTCCGTACCGACTAGCCAGTGCTTTTTAGTTTCAATTCCAAATGATGGAAATATAGTCATAATATAGTTTCCGATTCTTTACATAATATATAATAACTCATATAGAGCCAAAAGTAAACAGTTAATTAACCGTTTTCATATTTTTTTCTTACATCTAAAAATGCGGGGAGATAATCATGAGTGTTAACTTTAAAGACCTGAGGTTCTGCATCATCTACTGTAATAATAATAACACCCTGTTTAATAGGAATTTCAGTTCTTTCATAGAAAGCCGCAGCATAAAATGCCGCTTGGATAAAATAGTTTGTAATCCATTCTTTCTTTTTTGTTCTACGAGATGTCTTAAAATCTACAATAGATAATTGACCATCAAACTCAGCAATACAATCAACTTGCCCTGCCGTCTTTAATAGATCACTATATAAAAATTCTTCTTGAAACCAAATGTTATCTAATCTTTCATCTATAATACCTTTAATATGATTAAAGGCAAATAGATTGTGAGGCATTACATTGTCTTTCCATTCGGGAACATTATCAATATAATCTTCTGCTAATTTGTGTACAGCAGTTCCTCTAGTAGCAGCACGCCGAGATATTTTATTGGCTTCTTCTTCACCAACCTTCTTTCTCCATGCTAAGAGACCATCTTTATTTAAAGCACCTAAAACTGTGGTAATAGAAGGATATGCTTTACCTTCAGGTGTAAAGTATTTACGACCAGCTTCAGTGGTTTTTCTTTCTATTTTAGGTAAAACTAAACCATGGTCAACGTGATTAAACAATGTGTTCCTCTCTATCATTTTCCCAAATGCTTATGCAGTTATAAAGACCCGAGGCTAAAGTTTTATCATATTCTAGCATTTCTTCCCATTGTACAATAACTTCATCAAGTTGATTGCGTGATAATTCTTCGGGACCGTCTACACCAAAGTGATTTTGAATTAACTCTAAAGCCCATTCGGTTACTTGGTTCTCAATCCACTCAGACATCTTATGTGCTTTATGTATTTTAAATTTATCCATCTATTAATGTACTCCACTTTTTAAGTTTTTCTTTTTTAGCACCGCTTCTAGCATAGATATGTTTCCAGTCTAATACATCATGTTCACACATTAAATCAATCATACAATAAACATCACCAACTTCTTCAAGAAGTTTATTTCTTTGATCGTCTTCTATTTCAGAAAACTTTTTATATTTACGAATAATCTTACTACACCTCTGAGTAAGTTCTCCACATTCTTCTGCAGTAATAATCATTAGCTGCTGAAGTTTATTAATTGGACTATCTTTCATATTAAAACTCCTTTACTCAACGCCCCTAGTAATTTTCTATTTCCTAGCATCTCCACGTTTTCACGACACTGATATTTCACAGGCGAATTATTCTCGCGAGATGTTGCTTTCAAGCCCGGTTCTCTCTGCACGGACGTTGAGTAAAAGAGTCTTTAGACTCTTATTTTGTTAACATTCTCATACATGTAAAAATAGAATTTTCATTTAGACAATCTTTCCATATATGAATAAAATACCAAGCGCATAAAACTAACGCTAAAAATAGCATTAGAATTTTAATCCCATTCATTATCATATCTTGTTGTCTCATATAAAGTTTCTCCATAATAAGTTTTAGCATACTTAGCTTGATCGGTATATTGGTTTATATTTTCACCATCTTTTACATTTAGTGCCGCAAGAGGATCTTTGCGTTTCTTACGTGCTTGTAACATTGCAGACCGAGCTTTTTTGGCTTTCTCTTTGATTTCATACATTTTAATCTGGCGAGCACGTTCAGCTTTCTTTTCTGTTTTACGACGCTCTGCAATTTCTTTGATAAGAGCAAGCCGGTCATTCTGTGTTTTAGCAATAGTCATTTTATTTTCTTTCCGATTCTTTTTACACTACTAATATAGTATAATTTTAGGAGCTTGTAAACCCCTAAAATCATTTTTTAAGAGAAAAAATCATCTATAATATTAAACGCATCTTCAACACTAAGTTGACTATTAATTCCATATGTTTCACGATTTCCAGTTTTTTCAATATCTTTATCCATTATATTATAATGGCTTAAAAATTCAAATATCTGTTCTTTGCGATATGCAATCTTATCTTTCTCTTGAGCTTGTATTTGAAATCTAAAATGTTTTATGTTTCCATCGGATGAAACCAAAATGTTTGGTTGTAATTGTTCACGAGTGGAAAAACTGAGCCAAGTCATTTCAGATTTTATTTCAACAACCGTAAGACGTCCTTTTAGTTTTTCATAGTTTTCTGTATACCATTCAGGTAAAGCTTCAAAATTATCCTTCTGTGATGAAGTATAAACATTAAAAAGTTCGGAAAATTTAGCCATTGTAAAACACTCCTTATAGTGGCCAGACACACTATTATCCGATGGTGCGCATGATGTAATAAGATATGACTCAAGAAGGAATGATTGAGCATCTTTCTTTCTATCAAAATCAAATCTTTCAAGATTTTTAGCTATAATATAAAGATCATTTATATCATAGTTTTTTTCTTTAATGTGCTGTATTGCACGATTACGATTACCTTTACCTATATATTGCCATTGGTTATCTTTTACATAACCATAGACATATTGGCCTAAAGTTTGCCAAAAATCCATAGGTATACTATTAATAGACATTAGCCCCAATCTTTTCTATCATCTTCATTTTCATAACCATACTTATAAGCTTCAATCTCACCAACGGTCATGTTGTCTTTTTCTACTCTTTCTGAAGTAATAGAAGCTCCCACATAATAATGAGGATCATAAGGGCGATGGTAGTAAGCATCAGCACCACCACGATCTTGAGGTGAACCATGACGAGGAAGTTTATTGCCTTTTACAATTACATCTAAATCATACTTTTCCATTACATTAACTCCATTTCATACTGACGTTCCATGAATGCTTCAGCTTCTGCTTTGCGCTCTGTCCACTTGTTAATGATTTCTTCAAAGCCCGGGCTGTCTGTACCAAAAGTTTCGATCATTTCAAGGTCTTCAATAATTTCAAAAAGATCATTCATTCTAGTTCCTTCCGATTCTCTTTATACTACTAATATAGTATATTTCGAATAGAATGTAAACCCCTAAAATGCATTTTATGTAAAAAAAAAGAGGTCACCGGAGTGACCTCTAATATTATTTTAGATCATCGTGTTGATCTTGTATAACATATTCAATTGTTTTCCCCTGTATTCGCCTATCTTTTTCAACAGACTTAATCTTACTGTCTCTATTAATTGATAGTTTTTTATTACGATCTTTCTTTTTATTCTTAGGGTCAAACCTACTAAATTTGGCCATCTTAGTCCTCTAATAGTTTTCCAAATGTTGCTGGACCTGCTACACCATCGGCTGTTAAACCGTTAGCTGCTTGCCACTCTTTTAGCGCTCTTTCAGTCCCTGGACCGAATACACCATCAGCTCCGATACCAAGTGCTTCTTGCATAATCTTAACGCCTTCTCCACGAGACCCCTTACGCAATACACCAATATCATCAATGATTTCTTCAATGTCATCATCGTCGTCATCTGCTACCATTTCAGCAGACATACCCAAAACTTCCATGGCATTTGTATATCGTTCTTGTCTATCTTCAAGCCCGATTTTACCACCATTAATTTTCTTGGTCATTTTAACTACATTATCAGTATCGGCAATATCGTTTAGATTATTAGCATCCCAGAACCAACACGCTGATTCAACAGCACCTTGCGGAGTAGATACATATTCTGCTGCTTCTTCTGCCGACATATCAACACTCTTACCAAATCGTGTATAATTCTCACGACCAGTAAGTTGTTTAAGACCGCGACCTCTAAATAGCCAGCCATCGCCGTCTTCAGTATTACCCATCTTATATTTACGGAACTCGTCCATATAAACATAATTAGCAATCATTTCTGGTTGACGATGATATTCATCTGCATCTCTTTTAGGTGAGTCACCAAAGTAACGACCAAATACTGCTCTCAAAGCTTTTGCAGAATAGTTTAAGTTTTCTTCGAGTCGTTTAAAGTTTCCGCTCTCATGTGCACACTGACTTAAGAAGTGTGCAACCCTTCGTTCGTTAGTGATACCATACTTAGGTAGAATACCGCATAAGGCTTCATACCAACTGCTTACATCACTATTGCCAGGAATAATCTTGGCAAGATGGTCTTCCGTAAAGTCAAAATCAAATGACATTTTCTCCATAACCTCCTATGGTGTTTTCTATTTCTGTTGCAAAGTTTTCGTAAGTTCCAATCACTTTATCATACCAAACTATTTGTGGCACAGTTTTTGCTCCTGGGAATTTTTCTACAAATTCTTCCAAATATTCAATCTGTGACACATTTTTATATTCATATTCTAATTTGTAATCAATACAGAGCTGCTTTGCTTTTTCACAAAAAGTACAATTGCTTTTACCATATATGATTACCATAGCTTTTACTCCTCTTTCCATATTGTCCAAGCTCCATATGCAATTGCTAAACCAGCAGCAATTTTTGCAAGAGGAGCCAAGAACAAGACAAGAAGACCTAGAGCAACAAGAGCAATACCATTCCAGCTTGTTCTTTCAGCTAATCTATTTTTAATCCAGTTTGTCATTTTTCTGTTTCTCCATTAATTTTTTCCATTCAATTTCAAATTCTTCATCATAATCGTAAAGTGGAGCCCCATCTGCTCCATCACGAAATAACCTTCTAAAATATCCATCAGCTGCAGAAAGAACAGAAGACTCGTTTGATCTGAAATGTCCTTTTACCATATAGAACAATCGCCAAGCTTCTTTATTCTTTTCATCAGGCATAATTTATCCGATATTCATCATCTCTTTAGTCATTATATAATCTCTAACAAGATCCGACCTTACAATGTCTTCCCAACCAAAGTTAATAACTCTAAAGAATCTCATCTGTTCTACAATACTTATAAACTTTATAATACCATCTTTATCGTCTTTATATTTAAAATCTGATTGTAGATAATCCCCACAAAAGATAATTTTACAATCGTTTCCTACACGAGTAATTACAGAATCGAGTTCGTGAAAGTTTAAATTTTGCATTTCATCTACTACTATAATGGTCTGATCAAATGTAGCACCACGAATATATGAAGTTGTTTCAAATGTTAATTTATTTGCAGTAGTTAGCTTACCATAAGCACCTTTATAGCCAAATATTTCATCACAGATATTTTTATATGGAACTTTATATGGATCTTCTTTTTCTTCCTTAGTCCCAGGTAGATGACCAGCATCTCGAGTAGGAACCATTGACCTCATAATCATAATGCGCCGGTATAATTCTGGCTTATCTAACATCTCCCTAAAAGCATTATATAGTGCAATAAATGTTTTACCAGTACCTGCACTACCAGTTAGTATTAAGTTATATCCTTTATCCCAAGAATCAAATGCTTTCTTTTGATTATCGGTAATAGGTTCAATTTTTTCAAGCTCATCAAATGAGACGGTTAACGAATTATTCTTTTTCATTTTCTGATAGTGTTGCCTTTAGATGATCCTTTTTTCACTCTACTAAGAACATCTTTAAAACCATCTGGAACTTTACTATGTAAATTGCCAATGCCAGATACTATCTTAGGTGCTGTTATAACTTGAGTAAGATTTTTATCATCTTCTAACATTTTCTGTAGATCGGTCCATTGACAAAATACTTCAAACTGTTCTTCTGTTTCTTTATTTTTTAGAACGTAAGTTGGCATAATTTTTCCACCATTCCCAATTTTCTTCAACATTATATCTATACATTAAACACCACCTCTTTGACATATCTGACCATCGGTGTACTTGTTTATTTCCTTTTGGGGATTCCATTAGTCTTAGTTTCATACCTTTACCCCAGGATACTTCTTCAATGCATTTTAAATTATGCTGCAACATTATAATTAAACCATTCTGGAACATCACGTTTTGACCAAATCATTTTAAATCTGTCTTGTTTTGTTTGATAGTATTCTTGATATGAACGAACAGGCTCGTCTTTATGAATACATTGTGGTTCGTGTTGCATAGCCAAGGCAAAGGGAGTAAGACCTTTGTGGTAATTTAAGTTTTTAGGTGGAACCGATAAAATTTCTTCAAGCTTAGTTTGAGTACTATGTACCCTATTATAGCGATATTGGTATTCAATACATAGAGCATGGAAATGATCGTAATGCCACGCATAGTTTGCTATTGACTGCATAGTCCATATTGTACATGGGTGCCCATGATGAACAGCTTTATATAAAGTATTTTCCATATGAACGTCTGGATGGACCCAGTAGTTTATCATTCTTTTACCAGATTTCGATGGACGTTTCTCTACATAACCATCTAACATTCTATGAGCAGTAGATAGCATCTGAGCAGATTCAACTATCATTTTAACAACGTGTTTATCACATTGCAGTTGAGCTGATTTGATAGGATCACTATCAAGTACAAAAATATTCATTGGTAACTCCAAATAAGATTATATAAGTATAATACTATATTTTGAATGACTTGTAAACAATTAAGTTTACAAATTTAAAATTAGGCGGCCACCTCCATGACCGTCGATATGTGATTGTCTAAAAACTTTTTCTTTGCTTCTATTTTTTTCACGAGTTCTGTCTCTCCTTCTTCGAGTAGCATTCCAGCAAATGTGTTTAGTGCTTCGGAATCTTTAAGCAATCTCTGTAATTGATGTTCAGACATTATTATCTCCTTTAGAAAAGTAAAAGCTGGCCAACCCTTAAAAGGGAGACCAGCCACAAAGTTTTTAGATTTATTGGTATTCATTATCAACCTTTTTGTATTAAACCTGGGTAAGCCTCCTGCACTACTGATTTTGATATGCCTTTAATAGATTTTTTACTAACCATGTTTATTACAATCTCTGCATCTAATGGGTGAATAGATTCTAGTAATCTGATGTAAATATT